CGACAATCTTGGAAAGACCGCTCGTCTTCTTTTCAGTCTCCTTCCTCGATGCCGGTTCGGTGTTCTGGACGATCATGTTCGCAAGCTTGGTCTTCACTTCCTCTTCGGGATAGAGTCCCTTCTTCGAACCGAGCAACTTGGATGCCTCTTGCATCCCCTCTGCGTTGTGGACTTTATACGCCATGTCGAAGAGTGACCGACCCCTCTCTGCACGGTGTTGCATCCCAGCCATGAACATCTGGAATCCACGATAGATGTCTTCCCCTGCGTTACTCTGATAGGGAGGTATGTAAGTTGCCATAGTTCCTCCTATGTTTTCCCGGCAGATGCGCCCATATAAGCACCCGCACCGGCTCCGACTGCACTCAATACCGGAGACATCCTGTCAAGGAGACCCCTCGGCTGTGTCACTATGTTCTCCCTGGTCTGCGTCCCGCCAATTCCCTGTGCGCCACCGAACAAGGTGTTCAATGCGTTTGCCTGTCTTGTCTGATACGCACCGAGTTGGTCAGCCATGAACTGACCCTGCATTCCAGACAATTTAGTCTGGAGATTCCCAAACTCCCTTGCGATACCGGAACGCTTGGCAGATGAGTGGAACCCCCTCTTCCCTGCATACTGTGCCTCAATGCCAGGAAGCCCCTCCCTTCTCCACATATCCATCGCAGGGTTTACGACACCCTGTTGGAAATACCCCTCGGCCTGTGCGTTGTCAAACGGTCCTGTAGCCATCCTGTTGAGTCCAGATATTGCTCCAGGCATCACACCGCCAAGAAGCCGTGATGTCTGCTGTATGAGAGCGTTCTGGTCAGCCCCGACCGTCAGTTTGCTTTTAATCTTGGGATGCTTGTTCCCGAGAATACTCGATCCTATACCCATCACGCCCCCGAATCGTTGAATCCGACATTGAGTGATTCTATTTCGAAGTACGAACCACTTATATTCTGTATCCTGAATCTCACCTGTCTTCCCCTGAGAGCGAAGTTCACTATCGATTCAAGGTATTCAGCAGAACTTGTCATGTCTATCGTTCTCCACTCGCTCCACGAAACCCCGTGGTCGATGCTTGCACATATCTTTATTGTCCCTGAACTCTGACCCTCAAATCCAACCACGACCTCGTTCAGATTAAACAACTGCTTCACATCGTTCAGGGGGTAGTCCTTCGTTATCATGTCGCACGATATCGCAACACCGTCGTCAGATGTCGATGTCCCGAATTCATACACATACCCTTCGGAGTCACCGACCACATAAGTCCTCTTACCCCCGTAGGAGAGCATGTCATTCCATCTCTTACCGGTATCAAGCAATTGACTCCACGTTGTTCCATCCGTATCAAGCTGAGACCACGACTGCGACTGGTCGCTGTACCAATACCCACCGGCGGTCATGTAGTCGTTCAACTGCCATGTAGTCCATGTCTGTGATGCGTAATCAAGTACATACGCATAGTCTGGATAATCTGCAACCACGGGAATGAACAGGATGTACATGTTGTATTCAGGGATGCAGAGTGCGAACGACCTCTTTATCTTGTCGTACTTCATCGAGCCTATAATCTCGTCCATGACCTCCCCTCCTATGGGGGTCACGTTTATCCCGTCAAACATATAGACGTTCTCATCGGCAAAGAATATGTGGTACTTACCCGTATCTGCGACCGTGTTGATTGACCTCGTCCCAACATTCTGGACTGCGTTCTGCTTCCAGGAGAACGGGTCGTTCACATCACCAGTAGGACCGCCTATCGAAATGCTCTTGCTCTTGTAGACTGCGACATTCTCCGCTATCCCTACGATCCCCTCAACCTCGTCATTCGTGTTGAGAAAGTCGTAGTAGGCAGCTCCGTTCTCACCGATAGTCCACCACTCTGGGTCTCCTATGCCAGACAACTCTATCGTGCATGGCTGATCGGCTCCGCTGTCCTGGTCTACTGTCCACCCGAGGAACATCTGCTCACCGCCAGAGTCACCGAAGAACCCAACATGCCGTGCGAGGTTGGGGCTTCCACCGAGAGTCTCCATCTCCGCAGTCCCGTCCCACTTCAGTATTGCGTCCCATCCGTTGGTGGCGACTACTATCCTGTCATTGTCGAGGATGGGGAGGCACACGGAGTGAGGGCTGTCTGCATCGTCAGTCCAGCACCTTCGTATCACATAGTTAACGGACGACCCTGTAGTCGGTCCGTTTGCTGTCAGTTCAAGATGCGTTGCGTCAGTCCAGGTGTCTATCGTGTACCATGTGTTCGGTGTCCCTGTCCCGTTGACATCCTGAGTACCGAACTTTATCTGCCATACCTCTTCAGGCCAATTCGTATAGTCCCATGAGGTCGTAGTCCCGGTGACCGTAGTCCCGCCTGAACATTGTGCTGTACCCGTGATGTACTTCTGGGTTATGAAATACCAAAGACCGGCAGAGGAGTCGTATCTGTAGCTGTCCCTTGTCGTGAACGCAAGAAGCCACTTGTTCGCCGTTCCCAATTGCTCGTACCATGTCAAATTAGTGATGGAGCCATTGAGAGGGAGATTCGTCCCAAGCTGTGAGTACCCCCACCTCTTCTTCATCTTTCCCTGGTCGAAGAAGACATTGGTGCTTGTCGAAAGCTTGTCGTCAGGTATGATCCTCTTGTGGGCAGACCTGAAAACTCCCTTGAATATCGGTAGGTATTGGTATTTCATCAATACACCGCAAACGCTATCTGACCGCTGTTTCCAACGATGACAACTTTTCCACCACTATGTGTCATCCCATAAATTGCAGCACCACCCCATGATGGGAGAGTGACCTCTGTCCAAGAGTCTCCATCAAGTGAATATGCAATTTTACTATTACTGCAACTGGCAATAAATAACCCATTTGAATATATCATATCGGTTATTGTTGAAGATGATGGAGGTGATGAAGCAGCATTCCATGTTGATAGGTCGGTAGACCAATAGTTCCCAGCAACGCATATCCCCTTTCCATACGCTACGGCAATAGCATTTGACGATCCAAAATCTGAATAATCTCCAATCAGCGTCCATGTATTTCCATCAGTAGAAGAGCAGACTTCAGTACTTGTGCCAGAATATGCTATGGCAAAATATCGTGCATTTTCGCTGTCATAACACATATTGTAAACAATATATCCAGAAGAGAATCCAACGCTTGATGCCTGAGTCCAAGTATTACCATCTGTGGAATACGCTATTTTTTTTGAATCTCCCCCGGCTATATACTTCCCGTTCCCATAGCAAGCTGCCCATATATGAGAACCACCAAAACTCGGTGTCCCTGCAGCAGTCCATACGTCTGGATTTGTCGAGTAGGCTATTGTTCCAGACCCTCCAACTGCCACAAGTCTTCCACCACCATATCCACCATACGTCATAGCTTGAACAGCGTAAGAAGAGAATCCATCCAAGGTTGTGGCAGAAGTCCATGTATTGGCATCTTGGGAATAGCGTATCTTACCAGCGCCACCGGCAACATAATACCCGAATCCATGTGCTATGCCAAATATCTGTGACGTTCCGAAACCTGGACTCGATGCCTTCGTCCAAGTTGTTATGTCTGAATATGGTCGATAGATAAGCCTCAACCTAAGTTCCCCCGTAGTAATGAGTTCTGACTCCTCTTGAGGAGATAGCGAAATAGGAAACGAACTGACAACATTGAGTTTGTACACAGGGCATTCTGCAACCATGACCTCGTCTTCATCGGTGTCACCATTTCCTCCGTTTTCATCACACGCTGAAAATAGAAAAACCAATGAAAGTATCAGGCAGTATATCTTGTACCGATGAACGATCCATACCATCTTGACCCCCCATTGAGAGTTATGAATTGTAATATGCTTACGGTACTCAAAGTCGTGTCGAGAGTCGGTGCGCCATCTTGCGGCCACTTCACAGAAGAAGGCCAAGTGACAGTCCTTCCCCCGGTCGCATCCTGAGTGAGGATGAGAGTGAGAAGTCTCCCCGAAGCGGAGCCTGGTACTGTCAGGGAGAACGTGAAAGTGACATTGTGCTTCAGGGTCACATTCTGAGTCCACCCGTTCGCCATGTCCACGGTGAACGCCGTGCTTGCCGTGTCTGCGGCGTATACGGTGTCGAGAAGATGCTCCCCGTCATAGGTGGTGGAGTCTCCCCACTTGTGGGCTATGCTCATCCTCTCATCTACGTCCCTCTTAACGTCACGAATCTCGGTAGCACCGAGACCGGCTTTGTCTGCATTTGCGGGATCAGACTGATCCCATGATTGAGTGTGTGCCATTTTTGCCCCTGCTCAGGAATCTATGTAAGGGAGGACATAGTTTGCCGATGTCCTCTGGTTGTGCTTCGACAGAAGCATGTTCAACTTAATTCCAACCTGTTTATCGTACTCCTCTGCGGCTCCGTATTCCTTCCTTCTCCGCTCCTCGATTGCGGCTATCATGTATATCAGAACTTCTGCAGCGTGTTCAGTCACGGAGTCCGTGTGAGCATTGAACGTTGACGGTCTCGGGAAGTACTTGAAATATTTCATCGTGAGGTAGCAGTCCTCTTCAGGCATCGGGTACAGCCTGATGACATTGTCGTAGATGTCGTAAAAGAGAGGATGGTCAGAAGTTCCTCCAAGGTCGTACCCCTGCTCGTCAGCCCCTCCCCTCTTCACCTTCGTGAGGGCTACCTGACCGCAACATTTCCTTATCATGTATGCCCCGCTTGCAGTCGGACCGGCGCTTTCAAGAGTGAGTGATGTCGCACTTTCAACGGTCAGTATCGTGTACCAAGTGACCTCGTCCCAGGTGATCTGGTGTTTCTTCCCTGTCCAATCGGTGTCCCATGCTGAATTCGTTCCCGTCACCGCGGTCCCTGCGGAACACGAAGCGATATCGGGATACCGAATTATGCAGTCGTCATCGATTGTCGGACCGGCAGACGAAAGGGTTATCGATGTCGCACTTACGACAGTCGATATGGTGTACCAGGTTATTCCATCCCACGACAGGGCATATCCCTGACCCGTCCAATCGGTACTCCATGCCGTGTCAGTTCCGGTGACGGCAGTAGTCCCTGAACAGGCGGCAGAGCCACCGTCGAACGGCAACGCATCGTAGTTGTCATCTGAAAACGTGAGGACACGGAGCGGACTTATCTCGTCCTTGTAGTCAGACGGGAGCGCCATGACTCTCGTATAAGCGGGGATTTCCACGCCGTAGTTCGCCTCCATGAACCAATAGCTTGTGTCTTCCTGAATCTCCCTGTGGAGGTTTGCTACTACGCCATCGGGAACCGCTTGCATATTGGTAGCCGTCGATGTTGGAGGCGTGGAATCCCCGTATACGATCCACATTGCCCTGTTGTAGATGTCACCGAGCGTCATTTCTTACACCCCTTCTGTAGCTTCCTTCAGGTCTTCCTCGACCTTTTCGTCCCTCTTCGCCCTACGCATCTTCCTCTTGTGGTCTTCGGCTATGGTGTCAGCCGTGACCGCATCGCTGTAGAAGTCTTCGAACGACAGGGGTATTCCCGTGCAGTCATCGGGGATGTCCTTGCATGCCCTGTCGCACACGAAGTACTTCCGCTCCTGGACGTTGAACCTCTCGTAACGCTCGGGTTCCATGGTCTCCTTCCCGGTCACCGGGTCGCTTTTCCTTCTCACCGTGTTGATGACCGCATCCTTGAAGCAGTAGATGAACGGCTTCCTGAGACACACGGGAGCGCCGGGGATGATCGTGCCGTACTCACCCTGCGCCCCAAACCCTATGGGAACCTTCTTTGAGGAGTGCATCTCCCCTGCGAAGTTTGATCGTGTGATTACGCAATGAACTTTCCTGTGATACATAACATCTCCAATAAAATGAAATCCGTTCAGGGAGGGGTGTTACCCCCTCCCATCCCGGTTTGAATCTGTCTGAGACTAACTCGACTTGATGGCGATATAGTTGGCTACATCGCTGTTCGCAAGCGCAGTCTGACCGAGAGTCAGACCAACGCCGGTTCCCGGAGTCGTACCCCCAGAAACCGTGGGTGCGCCACCGGCGGTCACAGCGGTGAATCCACCGGAAGTGATCATTGCGTTTGCGGTAGATGCAGTTTCGATCTTGAACGCATACGCAGCGGTCATGTTGGCTTCCCACATGTACACTTTCACCTGGGTCTGATTCACCAGGATGAAGAAGTCGGGAATGAACCCCAACTCAAGCAACTGAGCAGAGGCAGTCCCGGTGACGGTTCCAGCTTTAATCATGGTTCTACCTCCTACAGGCTTGCACAGCACTCGATCCGAACGCCACAGTAGTCGTTCAGAATCGTAGTGACATGTTCGGCAATCGCACCTACGGTGGATCGCTGATTGAGAGGGCCGCCTTCCTGTTCACGGCTCTTCACTATCGTCCGCACACCGCCGTCCATCGTGGTCACGGCATAGAAACCTTTGCCGACCATGACACAGCCGTATACGTCGAAGTTCGCCCCGTTGTTGCGGTAGACGGTCGTTCCCGAAGCCCCCAGGCCGCCGAAAATCTTGCAGTTCGTGGACATCACGAAACGGATACCGTCTTCGAATGCGCCTATCTCGCCGGGAAGAAGGTCGGAGTAGGACGCATACTTGTGGACAGGTATGAACCCGTTCGTAGTGCCAATCGAAGTGATCAGATCGTACTTAACGTGGGGGTGTATGTAGCAGATGTACGCCTCGGGGACAGCGGACGAACCGTATCCCGGAGCAGAGCCGACTTTCGGCTTGAACTTGCCGACGTTGTAGGACTCCAACTGGCGCACGGCTGCCTTGAGAGCCTCTTTGTTGAGGTGGTTGTCAACGGTGTTCCTCGCACCCGAAGTCGAGTACGTTGCGGCACCGTCGCAGCGGATGAAATACGTTCCAGCCACAAGGACGTCCCTGATGGTCTGGTCGATGGTGTTCCCCATCATCTCGCCCATAAGCCCGACAGTTTCGGATATGATCGGGTCATAGTCGGTCATCGAAACCATGTCGGTGATGATCGAGTACCCGCCATACTGTCCGATGGTCGAGGTTATCTGGGTGTCATCCAGGATGATGGGAGAGGGGGTCACGCCCTCCTCCAATGAGGCGGTCTGTGCGGCTAAACTTTCCAACCGCCTGAATTTGATCTGGTCTCCGCTCCGTGACTTAAGCGGACGAGATTCCGCACCCGTATCGTGTATAAGATTCGGCAGAAGCCTTTCAAGCAACTTCCGGTCGTAATACGTTCGTATAGGTGACGGAATGACGGTCGTGGTAGTATAATCCTGAGCCACTTAAAGTCTCCTATCCGTAGAGAACTCTCTTGTCGAACTCCGCAAACTCATCCTTGCTCATACGCTTGATCCTCTCCGTATCGTCCAGATAGGGAGCGGAAGAGCCACCGGACATGTTGGGTGGTTGCGACAAGTTTCGTTCCAGCCGATTGACGACACTTTCGGTGTTCCTCATATCGGCCTTCTTCCTGTAGTTCGGATGCAGTTTTCCGAGTTCATACGCCAGAAAGGGGGCATTGGGCTTCTGCATAATAACGTCATCAAGCCCGTGCAGATCAGGATTACTCGCTATCATTTCGTCAGCAAGCTTGAGAACATCGTCGAAGTCCTGGAATTTCTCCCTTGCCCTCTTAAGGTTCTCGTTGTACATCGATTTCCTGGTCTCGTCTGCGCCCTTCTCTCTCTCTCGTTCGAGGATTTTCTTGACATCCTTGTAAGTGATGATGTCATCCTCGTTGAACTCCGGTACTTCCGGTTGGCTATCCTTCGCCTGTTGCTGCTGGAGAAGGTCGGAGTACGCACGAAGCGTTTGAGTGTATTTCTCTTCAGCTTCCTGTCGTTTCCTTCGCTCTTCCCGGAGTGCATCCAATCTACCCTGATCGGCGGCATCAGGTGTTACGCCCGGAGAAAGTTGCGGAGCGGCGGCCCCCGCCTCATCCCCGAAGTCCGATGGCCTTTCGGATTCCCCAGGGATGTTTACGCCCGTGTCTTCGTTATCCATCTGATAACTCCTTTACTTCTTTTTCCTGATATCGCTTGCGGACTTCTTCTGACCGGGGTTTTTCGGGGTGACCTTTTCGAACAAGTCCCTCAACGTACCCCCCTTCGATATCGACGCTTTCAGCTTCTTGGGGCTGCCACTCTTCTTCATGTTCTGTCTCCTCTTTTTTTTGATTGTATTGCCCTGTGCATCGCAAGACCTTTTGATTTACTCATGGGTTTCTTGTTGATGGGTTTCCCCTTGTCTTTCCCATGGCAATGAACGACATTGACCTTTCCACCACCGGCTGACTTTATCATGGGTTCCCCTTCTTTGTGATCTCAAGCTTGGATTCGTAAACGTCCTTCGCCCGTATCTGTGCGACAGCTATGTCGCCCTCGTTGGCGAGTTCCTGAACTGCTATCTTCACCTGAGCCTTCAACTGCTCCATCGACATCTCTGCCTGGATCGCCTGTTGCTGCATCGCCTGTGCCGCCTCGGACTGCGCCCTGTTGGACTCAATCCACTCGTCACGCAACCTCTCGGGAATGTCGAGGAACTCGATGTAGACGTTGTCAGGAACTGCGACACCCTGATGCTTCAGCCTCGTCAGGGTCTCAAGGATGGCAAGCTTGTAGGACGGGGTGGACTGAACCTCCCCTACCCTTACGTCATACCTCGCCTCGTCCCTCGCCTCGTCGAACCCAGCCCAGAACGCCTCGATCTCGTTCTTCAGCATTCCCAACTGCTGGAAGATCGCATCTGCCTGTGCCTTGAACTCCGCTTCCTGTCCCTGTTGGACCGGCATCTGGGTGAGTTGCTGCGCCTGTCTTCGGAGTTCTTTCTCCTCCTTGACGAACGGTGCGTTCTCACCCACTATCTTCTTGATCTTCTGCGTGTTCCAATTCTTGTTGACGAGTTCGATGATGTATATCCCGAGCATCTCGTATGCGTGTGACAGGAAGTCGAACTGCGCCTGAACCTGTGTCAGCCCCTGCCTCTGTCGCAACTGCAACGTGACCCCTGGAGCGGACGCTGCGCTCCCCTGGTCTGACCCTGCGAACCCCATGAGGTCTGCGTTCGGACCGACCATCAGGATGTCGGCGTTGTTCTCCTTCTCCAACATCACCAGGGCATCTGGTATCTTTGCGGGATTAAACTCACCGATGTCGTTCGGAGTGTCAACGTCTATCACCTGGGAGTCCCCCGTGAGGAACTTGTCCATGTCGATGTTGGCGCTCCGAAGCCTCCAGTACCCCTTGATGTTCTTCGTGAGAATGAACTCCATTATCTGCGACCTTCTCTTGTTCTTCTCAAGCTGAAGGTCTTTCAGCGGCCTCACCACCCCCTGGAGTTTGTACTCCCACTCGGGGTAGGTCGGCTTGAAATCGCAGAAGATGGGAATGAACGGGTACATCGTGTCCAGATACGGAGAAGCGCCGTCATACAGCGGAAGGTCTTCCAGAAGCCTGACCATCTCTATGGTCGAAACCTTCTTCTTCACGACCCTCATGTTCTCCGTGAGCTGCATGTCCTCGTTCTCAAGAATGGCAGAGTCGCCGGTCTCAAGGTCGATGACGAACTTCTTCTCACGAACCACCCTGTGCCACTTCTCCAGGAGGTTCAGCCTGTCCCCTATCGCACCGAACGACCGTGAGGTGTCAGGCTCAAGCTTGCTCTCCTCCGAGCCTTTCATCTCCTTGATCTCCTTGGCGTACTTCGGGTACATCGCCATCGCCTCGGTCTTGGATATGAACGCCCTTCGGAATATATGTGTACAATCGGAAAGATCGATTGAGTTCATGTACGGGTCGAACACTATCTTGAACGGGTCTTCCCGCATCACCTTGATGTCGCCGTTTATCATGTCATACGAGTAATCGACATACGGGTGTATCCACCCGATGCCGCAGATCAGAGCGTCCTCGAACGCCATCGCCAGCTGCTGGAAGAACGCCTTCCCCGACAGCATCCACCGCAGTATCTGCGTGTGTATGTCAGCCGTGTTCTCGTCACCGCCCTCGACGGGGTACACCTTCAGGTCAGTCCTGTTCTGGCGGTGGTATCCCGACAGGAGGTCTACCGGCTTCTTGATGAGGTTGATGGTCAGGTAGGGCTTCCCCTGTTTCTTCTTGACCTTCTCCCATTGGTTGCCGAGGTAGAAGTCATAGTCGTCGAGCATCTCACCCCTCAACGTGGAGAGGTAGGTCATGTCATCCCAGTACTCGGCGTATACGTCCTTTGCTTTGCTGTCGCTTATCACATGTTCAACCATGCATTGGTATTTACTTCAGCCCACTCCTTGAGCGGGTTCCGCTTGTTCACCTGAACCTCGGGATTGACGTACACGGGTCCCGATATCCTCACCTTCTCGTCCCTCAACCTCGCCAATGCGTCCAGCATGTCCTTGTACTTCGACAGGGGGTAGTCGATGTACTCGTCGGTTATGAAATCCTCGACGAGGTTGTGGCGCTTGCCGTCCCTGTCGTTGTACCATATCGCCGGCGGGAACACGATCCTCCCCTCCTGGAACAGCGGCTGAAGCTTCAGTATCCGCTCGTCCTTCGAAAGGCTCGACCCCCCCACAGGCTCTATCGAAAAATGCACCCCGGTCTCCTTCTTCTTCTCCTCGATGTATTCTATGTCACCCTGCATCGAGTACTTCTCGTAAAACACCCGAAGCGCCCTCCACTTCTCAACCAGGGCGAACAGGTTCTTCTGCTTCTGCGACAGGTCCAGCCGGTCCCTTACGCAGTCGAGAATGTAGTAGTAGTTCCTCTGATCCACGCCGACGACCCACATAACAGTAAAGGCAGAGTCCGCTTTCTTCTCCCCCGCCGGGTCCACAAAGATGAAGTTCCTGGTGTGAGGCCTTTCGTGATAGTACCTCATCCATCCAATGTCGAAACCCCTTTCGTCTGCCTTGATGGGGTCGAGCAACATCTGGCTGGCAAATACAGCGGCACCCATGTCCTTGAAGAACTGCCACATCTCCTTCGGGCTGTACAGCACAGGAACATCGTTTCCCATCGGGAAGAAGTCGTCCGTTGCGTCCTCTGGCTTCGCCGGGTAGTTTCCTTGCAGAGTCCCCGGATACCGACGCACCTCCCACTCCCCTGACTTTATAAGCTTTGCGTACAAGTCCCCGTAGTGATACCTTGTTCCAATTACACATACGCTCCCCTTCGGGTCTGCCAACCCGTGAGACAAGTCGAACGCCTCCTCCAACTTGTCCCTCTGCATCTTCGTCCTCGTCGTGTCAGGCGACACCGGGTCGTCGTATATCCTCCTGGTGAAGTGCTTCCCCGTCGGCATGTGGTCTATCAACCCCCACGCCTCTATCGTACTCTCCAGGTATGACCCCTTCCTGTTCAACACCAACCCCTCGTCCTCCGTCCACTTGATCGCCCTCTTCGCAGGGTTCTCGGGTATGATGTCTGAAAATGCCGTATATAAAAGACCATTCGTTTCGAACGTCTGCTTTATCCTCCGGAGAAATGCTTTCGATATGTCTCTCGTGTGAGAGAAGATGCATATCCTCGCCTCGGGATTCCGCAACACATCCTGTATCGTCGTCGCCAACGTCAGTATCGAACTCTTGAAATGAAACCTCGCCCACAAGTCCAACGTCCGGTGCCGCTTGTTCTGTACCTCGTTTATCCTGTCCACCAACCACGGGTGGTTCACCGCATGTATCCCCAGGATGAAGTACATCAGGAAGAAGATGTCGTCCCACACATGCGTCCTCAACATCCTCACCGCCGACTCCCAGTTGCCCTTCTCCTGATACCCGTTCAACTCCGCAGTCAGCTTCTCGTAGTCCTGCCGGTACTTCGCACCCTCCACCGGATGAAATATGGATCCACCCATTACTTCGACCACATCTTCTTGTAGTTCTTGCTGAACCAATCGGCATCGTTCGCATTCTGAAACCCGATGTACTCCCCCCTCTTCATCGCTTCAGAATACGCACCATTGCCATAATCCTTCAAACCGTCCTCGTCCATCAATACCGTCGGGTATACCCTGAACTCGGAACCGCCGTCAGGCTTCGTCGCCTCTGCCCACGCCATCTTGTGCGTCACATAGTTCCCGTTCCCCATGTCAAGAGTCGGACTGTCCAACGGATTCAGTATCCTCCTCACGAAGTCCTTCTCGGAATTCTGAAGGAGTATCCTCCTGATCCGCTCTTTCTCTCTCCTGTCTCCCATCAACAGGTCACTTTATACGAGGACTCATACGGATGAGAACAGAAACACCGCATCAGGTTGGGGCTGTTCACCGATCCGCACCTGGGACACACCCACCCGTAATCCGCAATCCTCGGCAGGGGCGTGTCATCGGGACGCTCCGGCTTATTCACGACGAACTTCATGGACTTCGACTTCCACACTTCATGGCTCCAACACGCCTCGCACGGGAAACCCACCTCCAACTCCTTCCCGCACTTCGGACAACTCGGCAAGTCGGTAGAAGATGCCAGATACTCCTCCCTGATGCCCATCTATGAACCTCCCCGGGGGTGTTCTTCATAAAATTTTAGATGGGGGTGTAGCCTCCCGCTATGCGGCTGCCGCCGACCCCAAGGGGTGGGGGGGGAGGTCATCAATCCCCTGACCGTCCCTGCCGATGCCGATGGCTCATCGACTCTCTCTGCCCACCGATGCTCTCTCATCGTGTTATGCATGACATACATACATCAGCCATCCTGCACCATGCCTTCGGTGCTATTGGCATCGATGGTATTGGCGACTGCTATTGGCTCGATGTATCCCCTCTTGTCAATTTCTGAAGGAAAGAAATTGAATACATTCACCGCTCTCGATGGAGTCTGGTCAGCACCAGAGATGCGTGATTGGGTCTCGACTATCTCTCTCTGCCTACGCAATCGCTTGTCTACATCCTCAATCTGCCATGAATCGAGGTATTGCCGTTCCAGACGATACCAGAGCAGTCCTCTCGCTCTCTCCGCATTTCCCCGTACATCATCAGAAATATATTTCCTGACCTCTGCGACATATCTTTCCACGCTTCGTGGCGATACACCGTACCTATCGGATATTCTCCTGCCTATCTCTGCAAGAGGGATAGCTTCCACTATCATATCACGGACTTCGGCGAGGAGTACAGGTGTTTTGATGTTCCTACGCCCCATCCTTGTCCCCCTGACGCTGACAAGAGTAGTCAATATCTTGACTTGTCAATATCTTGACCTCCAATCCCAACCTCATCAGAGTCGAGACAAGAGACTCCAACGCCTCCACCATCTCCTTGTCATTGGTCATTGCAACAGCCCCCATCTGGTGATCGCATCCATCGGCGTGGAATTGATTGCGTATGGCAACACGCATATCTCCTCGTAGTGTTCTCCCCAATAGTCGTATCGTAGCATTATGATTACACGGTCGCAGGGATTCACCTTGTCAATTTCTTGAACGGCACGGTCAGCAGAGGTCTCGGTGATCCACCCAAGCTTGACCGCCTCATTGAGCGTAGCCATCTGAATCACTTCATCACCTTCCCCTTGAAGATATCGAGAACGGAGCATTCAGCGGAACAGTAGTTGGTCAATTTATTTCCTCGAGAATCGTCAGGGATAATCTCCGCTCCGCAGAGCCTACAGCGACTATATCCTTGATGAGGTCGGCGTTCTGACTCATCAGGTCGAGTAGTGCTGACGAGAGTGCTTGTGTCTGGTCTTCCGATAGCCCTATCCCTCGTGACCACGAGTAGTGATGAAGGCACTCGTGGATTATTATCTGGCTCATCACCGCATCGGTCAGAGACCGCTCGATGCGGATGCGTCCCTCGCCAAGGTCAATGTCTCCAAGGTTCACGGAGCCGTCATCACTCCTCGGCTTGTCAATAAATTGAACTGCATACTCGTAGCAGTCCATTCGAATTTTATGAGCATCCATTTCCCACCTTCACTTTGCGATGCTCTCTCCCTGCCCACAACCATCGGCTGTACTACCAATCTACAGAATCTTCCCAACGAACGTCAAGTCATTGGAAATTTATTTCCACGCCGACCTGGACTGCGTGATGTACATAATCCAAATCCTGGTGGTCGATAATTGACCACAAAAAAAAACGCTCAAGGGACGAATAAAAGTTGACCGATAATAGGGTATGTGCTTACATTGTAAGCAGATGGTCATCATACAGAGAGACTGTATGATTAACCGCTCTGGTCTGACGGCTCTCCCCTACGAGGGACAACCGAGAGACCAGAAGAGGAAAGCCACCGCACCTTGAAAACGGACGAAGGGGAAAGCACTCCATACCGAAGCACCGTATGGTCGAACAACACGGACTTGGAACCCGTTGACGATATAGCCCCTTCCAATCATCCCTCCCTCCTTAAAGCGTAGGACGGGAAGCACCCGTGTTATGCGGTGCGTTCGCCAGACCGTGACCTTCAATGGGAACTACGCAAATCGTAAATAAATTTCCAACAAGGAGAGAGCAATGAACAAGCAAGTGAATGTATTCGCACGGCAAACAATCCTCCCGTCACTCCAGATTACGAGATGGTACGCAGAGCCAAGCGACAATCCGTATCTGTTCGAATTGCAAGGTTGCAAGACAATGGATGATGCAACTGCGGTGGCGAAGCGAGTCTTCCCTGACCACGATATCATCGAGGTCAAGGGAGCAGACAACTCAAGGAAGGTCGTAGCGTACGAGATCAAGTCAGCGTAGCATCAGCCGTGGAAAGAAATTTCCACGGCAAATCCTCAAGGAGGGATACAATGAAACAAAATAAGCTTGAAGCAATCGATGACTCAATGGTCGAATCGTGCGACAATTGTCTCCGCAAAATAAATGATGGAGACCATTACATCCTCGCCATCGACCGCCGAACAAACTCAATAGTCATAGCGTGTAGCCACTCTTGTGCCGTATCCGTAATGGAGAGCCGTAAAAACTGGTAGCGTCACCGCCTTGGAAATAAATTTCCGAGGCACATCCTAAAAAGGAGGGATACTAAAATGTTAGACCGTCAAGGTAAGTTAGGTTTTGAATTGGCAATGGACGCAATCAACCACACAACGGACGAGGACGAGGCGATAATCAAGAAGATCGCCTACCGTGCGTGGGACGAGGCGGTAGTCAGGGAAGTGTATGATGGCGACAAGCTTTCACTCGTCATCGACCTGACCTACTGTAACTACTCCAATCCCCTGCGGTTACAGGACTTACTTGAATCAAGCGATTTCAACTTCTTGCACGATGTGCTTGGGATCGCCAAGCACCTCGACCGTGATACGGGATTCTTGACCGACTGCTTCTCTCCCCGATTCACGAAGTGATTCACCGCCTTGGAAATTTATTTCCAAGGCACATCCTAAATAGGAGGGATGCACATGAGTACAAATATGATCAATCGTCTGCTCCGCTTGCACGGCATAGCGGATCGCATACGATCCTACCACAACACGGGTGGCACTCACTATTTCTATTTCGGCGTTAAGCCATCCAATTATGTTGTTGATTTCCTCATCGAGCGTTTCACCCACGCCAGATTCTTGGTGGACTGAATCACCGCCTTGGAAAGAAATTTCCAAGGCACATCTCTAAAGGAGGGATAAAATGAAAAAACAAAATTGGATCGCCTTCGAACAAGTGCTTATCGGAAAAGAAGGTGAAAAGGTCAAAAAAGCAAAGGTCACCATGATGAAAGGTGCAACGGGTTCTGCAGTCATCAAGGTTGACGGCAAGGATTTGATCAGTCTGGGACTTTGCAATGTCGTCATTCATCTCGATGTACTCGATAAATACGGACTCAATATCCTTGCGATGTAGTATCCGCTCTGGAAATTTATTTCCAGAGCAAATCTCTAAAGGAGGGATAATCATGAAACAGATTTGGACGGTCGAACGGTGGGACGATGAGTCGAAAGCGTGGAAAGTCTTCGGCGTGTTGTCAACGCAGAAGGACATTTTCAAATTCGAAGTCGCTCTCTCACGGCGTGGACTTCACCTCTATCAATCGAGAGGAGAAGCTGAAGGATTCAATAAGAGCGATACGATTCATTGGATAGGTAAAAAACATATCTATCCAACCGAGTGGGTCAACACGGTCGGGGCGATGGTCAGGCAGATTGTCGGTATGCCAGAGACTCTGGCGACATTGGCTCTCGATGATTATGAGAAGCACCAGAAAAAAGTGAGAGAGAATGTTTAGTGCCAAGCCTTGGAAAGAAATTTCCAAGGCACATCCTTTAAAGGAGGGATAATAAAATGAACAGGTATTTGCTCAACTTCGACTCACGGCTTGGTGATAAAATCATAATCTCCCACAAGGAGATCATCGAGATGGTTCGCCACCAGATGGACTGCGGAGAGTGCAACCTCCCCAGAGAACTCGATGACCGTGACCTTCTTCTTCTCATCTGCACCAGATACCACATACGTCCGATATCTGGCGTGATGATTGATGACCTCGACATTGGTGATTACGCCACCGATGGAACTACGGTATCAATCGTCAAGAGATGCGTCCACGGCAATCGGTATTACGCCTATCTCTGCAAACTCACCAAGGTGAGAGATCGAGATGACGGCATCGAAACTCTGCATATCGTCCTCGATATGAACGACCATTATGTGGAGTGTTGCTCGTAACACAAGGGGCAGTCAAGAAATTGACTGCCTCAAATCCTAAATAGGAGGGATAACACTATGAACAGCGTGGATCAGGCTTTACAGGCGTTGTACTTCTTCCGTGAGGTGGAAGAGGCTCTCAAGCATTTCGTTGCGTCAACATATTTCGATACCCAAAAAGATGAAAACGAAAAGCCAAGATTCATCATGTACAACTACGAGTCGTACGATTACATCCATCAGGATATTCGCAATGCACTCTGCAATAAGAAGGTCAAGCAGATGATTATGGATATCATATTGGATAGATATCGGTATGAACTCGACTCGGCAGCGAGGACTGCTGAAAAGGAACTCAAGGACATTGGCGATCTGATCGCAAATGTTCGCACCGCCGTAAAAGAGTAGATCACCGCTCTGGAAATTTATTTCCAGAGCAAATCCTAAATAGGAGGGATACGATTATGATGGGTGCAAGTTACAAGACGAAGAAGGAACTCCGTGAGTCCGTGGGCAAGCCTCTCCGATACGTTGAAACTTCCATGTTCGGGAATGAGTTCACGCCGAACGGGAAGTTCTGCGTTGTCGGTCCCTCACCTACGGTGAGGAAATGGTTTGCGGAGGTCGAGATGAAAGACGGTCTGATCGCCAAGGTCAAGTGACCGTCCCGACCTCAACGCCTTGGAAAGAAATTTCCAAGGCGAATCCTAAAAAGGAGGGATAACAAAATGACTGAACCAGAATTACACTCAAGTATCTGCTACCAGATTCTCAAACAGGTTGAAGGGAAATTTGTTGACCTTCAGATGCGGTGGCTCGATGAATCGATGTACGAGGACTTCAACGACTACAAGAAATGTTTCGCAAACCTGGTTGCCGAAGCAGTCAATGCCCACGGTTTCAAGTCTGAACTGAAACGCAAAGGAAATAAATTGACTGCACGGGTCTTCGCTCCCGATGGAGCAAGCTGTTCGTTATCGGGGAAAGTGCAAGATGATTTCTTCATGTGCCGATTCACTCGTAGCATCCCCGTGACCGCAGTCGAGTAGCAACAGTTAGTCAATAAATTGACAAGGTCACTCAATTTATTGACTAACAAATCTCAAAAAGGAGGGACTGTATGGTAAGTCAGGTCGATTGCCCCTGCGGAGTGAAACTGACATTCGAAGGGGAAGTGCCGAAAAAGCATTTGTGTTTTCGCTGTGGTCAGCCATGGTATAAGGCTCCACGCAAGTCTAAAGAGATCAACATTGAGGAGGAACAAGATGGATCGAGTGACAATCTGGATGGATGAGAACGACAAGAAAAACCTGGTGCGTGTTACCCAGATCATCAGGTCGAAGTCGAACGGACCCGTAGGCATGAGTGCCATCGTCCGTTTGGCAATCAAGGAATTCCTGGAGAGGTATAAGGAATTCCTTTAGCGAAAAAAAAAGCCAAGGAGTTTTTCCTTGGCAAATACAAGGAGGGATGATTGGAAGTCCGTTATATGCTTGCACTCAAATCCAATTCAAACCCATCGTGCGTCTTGGTGGGGACAATCGTGATCTTCACGACCCCCAGGTCAGCTGGATTTAAATTCATATCTGCGACATAGCTTGGCTGACCGTTGACGTAGCCCCGCAGAAACGACCCCGTCCTTATGTACAACTGCTTCCTGTGAACCACCTTGAGACCGCCCCCGCCGCCGGCAAGTCTAAGTCTCGATGTAGTCCCGGCGCTCTTCCGATGATCGTGACCCATCAAAAAAATGTCGGCCTCGGCTTGTTCCCCCATTTGGGCGACTCGGTTAAGACTCCCTCCAACGAGCCTTGCAGCTCCCCGACCGTGGTGCGCCCAAACATCGATTGACGCATGCTTAACGTCCTTGTAGAGTATTGTTATCCTGATGAACGCACTCGCCCCAAGGTACTTGCACCCGAACATCTCGCACATCTTCTGCGTCGAGGTGATCCCCGAAGCGTACTCGCCGTAGTGGTTGCCCTCCATCATGCCAATCATCTTGCCCTTCATAAACCCAATGTCCCTGTAGAACTGCTCCAGGTGGGAGTCGTATAACTCCTCCAATGTCTTGATTGAGGACTCATGTATCCTTCTGTCCCGAAGGATGTTGCGCTCGGAAGCGGACGCAAGGTCCATGTAGTCCCCCATACCGATGAAATAACATCTCTCATGCTCCCTTGCCCACCCGAGGAATGACTCCCAATGGTGTGTTGAATGAAGAGGCGCAAACTTGTGGACATCTCCGAATGGTATAACATGGATTGGCTCCCTTGACTTCTCCGATGGTATCGTGAATTGGTGTACTGTAAATATCCCTGTCGTATTCATGCACCCTCCATATACACATCCCTCATTTTTCTGAACCGTATCACATTACTGACGGGAACTTCGCCCTCTACCAGGGGGTGGATGTTCATCTGCAACGGCTCGTATCTCCTCAACAGCATCCTGTCGTAGTGCCTCATCAACTCCTTGTTGTTCCAACTCAATGCTGAAGCAATCATCTTGCGGGGCTTCTTGCGGGTTATCTTGGGAAGTGCCACCCCGCAAGCTACTGCCGCCAGAGAAGAAGCGAAGAACTTCAGCGCATCACGCCTTGTGGTCTTCAATGTCCAATACCTCCCCATAATAACCCATTGCAGAATACTCGTTGAACTGCAACACAAAGTTCCTCAATGTCTTCGGGTTCAACTTGATAACTTGGATGGGCTTGTCGAGTGCGAATGCCATGCCGATGTCGAACTGCGTCCCGATGCTCCTGGAGTCCCAGAACACATGGACTACATCAGCCCACCTGATACACTCCTTGTTGTAGGTGCAGATACCGAACTCCTTAACATCCAAGTCATCATATGCAGCCATTTTAGCATCATGCCCAAGCGCCACAAGTTTCGACCTATGATCCCTTATCTCATTCAAATACACCGCACTTCCGATTATCATCACCTTCATATTCGCCCCCTTAAATTGACCGCAGGAGGAGAGATCACCCCCTCCTGCGGTTGTTCAACAGCTTTCAACGCCTTTCATCATTTTCCATTCTGCGCCTAACATAATCAGAATGGCGACTATTAAAAGTCCCTGCTGAGATAATCGATCTTCCCGATGATGAGTATGTGGCTCTTCTGGAGGAAGTCTATCATCCCCCAGCTGCCCTTCCCGAGCCTGTCAGCCTTCGATATGTCGAGATATGTCGAAGGGTCTTTGAGAGTCGGAGGCACATACTCACACCTCTTCTTCTTGAGCGAAGCAAGACACTTGTGAACGTCGAGTTCCCTTCCCATCACTTGTCCTCCTTTTCAATATGTGTAATCGTCACGGTCAATGTTCTGAAGATGATTCCCTTTGACCTCGCTGTAACCTGGACATCGTTCTTCTTGAGGAGCTGCTCCAACATAGCAATAATTACAACTCGTTGCTCATCTGGTCGTAGCTTTATCATTTCCTTGGTCATCACTCATCCTCCTTGTGGCATTTTCCGTACTCGCCAGCGTGGTACTCTCCACACCAATCGTCAAGACGGACGATAGGCCAACAGGGAATCGAAATATTTTGCTGTCTGTGACATGGCGCATTTCTGTGACACTCAGCCATGAACTGGTCCATAGAGAGCGCATACCTACATGTTCCACATGACATGTTCTTATACTCCGAGACTGATTCCATCACTCATCCTCCTTGATATCGAGAACCCAATCGAGAGCATACAATATCCCAAGAACATACTCGCTCGGCTCTTCGTCATAAATTTTCACATACCGCCAATGCATATCCTCGATTTCCTTTTTCTTTTTCATCACTAATCCTCCTCGATAATATATTCTCCGTACCGTTTTATTGTTGCTTCCAAAGCTTTATCCCTCTTGGCTATGCTATTGTCGTCCTTCGATTCACGATACCGTTCGACAGATTTTAATATCTTTTTCCATGGTATCAATAAGACTCGGGGAGTAAGCATATTTTCTTTCGCATAGGATACTATCTCTATTCCCCCTCGTACCTCATAATACCAATTGTTATCATTAATCCTTTGTGGAACTCGACTTAATCCCCTTTCCTTCTTCATCACTCATCCTCCTTTTCATTTCCAAGAACCCATTCCAGCGCATCAATCCAACCGATAGAATAATCATGGGACTCGTTATGATATTCATGCCTCCGATATGCTCCAAGTGACTCATTAAACATTCTCTCTATTTCCTGTTCATTCTTCATCACTCATCCTCCTTTATCGAATTACTCTTGAGTCGGTTCCCATCCAAAAGAGCAAGAGAAGAAGTAGGATATAAATCGCAATCCATATCCATACCATCACTCATCCTCCTCAAGAACCCACTCAAGTGAAGATATTGACCCTTGCATCATAAGATGACTGACCTCCGAATAACTTTCATCCACCTTGCTCTTTAAAGCCTTCAGTTTTATGCGTACTTCCTCTTCGCTCTTCATCACTCATCCTCCTCTGGTAACACTTTTATTTTTCCATCCATGTCTATCTCTATATGGGCAATCCCAAAGACTACTTGCCGATAAAGAACCTCTTTGACAACCTCTTTAATCTCATCATACGTCATTTGAAGCACCCCTTGTACCAGAACCACCCGAAGACAGCGGAGAGAAACCCCGGCACAATAGTGCCAATCGACAGTACCACGCAGAAGACAACGTGGGCTACATCTACCAGGGTGTAATCTGAATGTATCACCAGACCTCCTCCATGTACGCCCTTATGAATTCCGCTGCGACCGGCGCAACGATGGCATTGCCGTAGGCACGGAGTCGTCCCACTCTTTTGGAAGTCCCATGAGCCAACGGGAAAATGCTGGGTTCAGTTGGCCTCGACTTCCCGTCACGGCAGGGGAGCCACTCTGCGTCTGCCCAGAATCCGTTAGTCGGCATTGGTTCGCCAACTGGGTTTCGTGCCTCTTCCCGCACTTCCTGAAATGCTCCTCCGAGTTCATCCCCTTGTAGTCCCTGACAGCAGGGGTTATCCACGGAGCAACATCCACCGCCTGTTCCTCCAGATTTCCTGGAGGTGAGGTGTTCCTCCCTATCGACTTCCTGAACTCCTTCCTCCTTGCAACAGCATCCTGATCCCTCTCCCCTATTGCAGTTGAGGTCGGAGTCTGCCAAGATGCGAGGTGACACGCAGTCTCCAGAGTCATACCGAACGCCGTCCCCGTGGTCTTGCTCACCGTCTGACCTCCCGGCGTGGTCTCCCTTCCCGTATGCGGACCTCTTGGTTCCGTTCCCGGAGTCGGCCATGATGACAGTTGATTGACCTGTTTCACCAAGGTCTCCCTCCTGTTCTCCTTCGGGTTCACATTCGACGAGTCGTCTTCTTGCGGGGTAGCCCAACTGTGCAAAGAAGAAGAGCCTTTGTCTGAGGTGCGGCGCACCGAACCCCGCAGCGCATAGATCAAGCGCCCCGACGGTGTAACCCTCACCTTCCAAGTCAGAGTATACAATGTCGAGCCAAGCAAGTCCGTCCTTCGAAGCAACTTGCTCACCAAAGATAATTCGAGGACGGCACGATTTAATGAGCCTGAACCACTCTGGCCAGAGATGTCGAACGTCAGTTGTCCCTCCTCTACGTCCCGCAGCTGAGAAAGGTTGGCAAGGGCAACTTCCAGTCCATACTTTCCAACTGTCTTTCCACCCTGCGAGTCGGAGTGCGTGAGACCAGACTCCGATCCCTGCGAAGAAGTGGCATTGGTCGAACCCGGCAAGATCAGCTCCGCGAACGTCAGCGATAGATCTCTCATCGACCTCTCCCTCGTCGATCATGCCCGCCTTGATCAGCTCGCGCAGCCACGCCGCCGCCTTCGGGTCGATCTCGTTGTAGTACGCCCTGGTCATCCTCGGGCCTCTTCGAACTCCCCCAGCGCGGCCCGGCCATGGACGCAGAGGCTCGTGTACTCGCACCGGCCCCAGCGCGACATGCACTGGCCGGT